CTAGACTTCTACAACGTGGCAACCGATGGAGGCACTACGCCAGCCGTCCTAGCCTCTGGGGTTGTGCTTACAGATTACAGTTTTGGCGACACATTAACCAATCCGATGTTCAAGCGAACCATTAGCGCGGTAGCAGAAGACAGACACACCCTCTTTTCTGAGGTACTATCGGGGGCGTGTTTGGGGAAAGCTAACCGTTTTTTTACAGTTAATTACTGGATAGATACAGACATTTGGGACGATTCAGAAATATGGGAGGATTAAATTTATGGCTAAACAAACTTTAAACAACCTGGACACTATGGGTGTTCAACGTGGCAAGCTCAATGATAACTTCACTGAGCTATACGATAAGGCTTCTAATACTGCTGTAGTCATTAAGTCTGCTTCTGACTTCCCTGCTGCTGTAAGTAATGTGATTACGCTACCAGATGATGGAGTAACCTACATTATTGATGGATCTATTGATATAGGTGCTAACCGATTTAATGCAACTGGCGATGGTATTCACTTTAGAGGGTTGAACTTACAGAGTTCATCAATCACAACATCAAACCCGAACGCTTTCATCACTTGCTCAAGTTCAATAATTATTGAAGATTTAATACTTATCAGCTTTGGATTAAATGGTCTACTAGCGAATGATTCATCTATTGATACTATCATCTTATCTAGGGTGACATTCATTGGTATGGATTCTTGTGTCACAGCCGCAGACTTCAAAAACCTAATAGTTGATTATTGTTCGTTTACCAATGCTGGTAATGGGGTATCTCTTAGTGGTAACATACTAAACGCTGCAATCTCTGGTTGCCAGTTTGAGGATGTGACAGGGTATCTTATTGATTTAGATGGTTGTTTATCTAAAGCATGGAGCATAACCAATAACATTGGAATTATGACAGCATCAAGCACGTTCTTAAATGTGCAAGTTGATAGCGGTAATATCATCTCTGGTGGATCTGGTACTGTTCTTGGAAATAAATTAGATAACACACTTAACGGAGCATTATACACTGGGTATAATCCATTTGATGAGGGGTGGTATATGTTTGGTAATGTTGGTATTCCAGATTCAGATAGAGCACAACCTACAGGATTCGGCTTCTATGTTGATGATATTAGCTCAACAATCTCTGTAACATCATCACCAACAGAGATAACTATTGATGGTGCTGATGCTCAAAGTAACAGCGATTATCTACCTAAAGGGTACAAAGCTACTAATTTAGAGTTATGGGACACATCCACTAATAGAATATCTCCTGCTGTTGTTGGTGATTCATTTGTTGTGAGGTTACAAGTTACAATCAATAGTGTTTCTGGTAATCCTAAATCAATCAACTGCCAGCTTGATATTGGTGCAGATGTTACACCAACTATAATTATAGCTGTTGATTCAAAAGCTTTAAGGAGTTCTTCATACCCTCAAGCTTACACATTCACATTCCCAGTATTCAGCCTACAGACATTCGTTACAAACGGTGGTAAATTCTACCTAGAAACTGATACAGGCACAGCAGTTATTGGTTTCAGATCAATACTGATAGAAAGAAACTCAACAGGAGCGCAATAGAATCATGGTTAAAGTTAAAGTAGGCATTGAGTTGCTAGATAAAGACACAGGTGATCAAGGCTTAAAAGACCTTGCAGATGATGCCAACCGAAAGAAAGGTAATGGCTGGACTGATGGTTCAATCACCACGTTTGAAGTATTCCAGAACTTAATGAAGGTTGATGTGGGTCAGTACGTTGTCTCTAAAGGTGGTGACGTTGTAGACTTCAAGCTTTGCATTGAGATCGGCTCTGGTGAAGACTTGGTTCCATCTGACCTTATTGGTGCTAAATACACGACTGAAGAAGGTGTAGAGGTTGTGAGGACGTGGAATGAGTGGCTTAAACCTAATTGCATTATCGTTGATATTGATGGTCGTAAGTTCCTAAACACAGCTTCATGTATTGATTACAGTGGCTATCTACCAATGTCAGAACTTGTACCAGTATTCTCGCAGTTAATTAAACCTTCAGATATGCCAAGATTAGAAAGTGAGTAATTGTTTACATAATCTCAGCATAGGTGAGCATGGTGACAGAAAGATGTTACTTGCTCCTTATGCTTGGCGTGACCCGATAGAAGGGTTGATTGAGGTTCCAGCAGGATTCTTATTTGATGGTGCGTCTATCCCCAGGTTAGCATGGTCTATCATTGGAGTTACACCTTACGACAACAAGATCATCCACGCTGCTGTAATCCATGACTGGTTGTATAGCACTAGAAGTTTATCAAGAAAGTTGTCAGATGATGTTTTTAAGAGAATAATGAAATCAGAAGGCAGACTTCGCAGAACATCTATATTTATAATCCACAGAGCAGTCCGTGTTGGTGGTCGTAGAGCTTACAATAAGACTAGGCATTTAGAGGAGTTCTATAGACCAGAATTGATTAACAACTATAACAAGTGTGACAATGAGTGATTATATTAACTACGCAAATGAGCATCCTTGGATATTCATATGCTTCATCATGTGTATATCCATATGGAGGGTGTTGAGGTATCTTGGAGTGAGATTGTTTGATGAGAACAAAGGGCTTCTACCTATGTTCGTTCGTAGTATTCAAAAGGATTCGAGGGAAAGTAAGTTAAGTATAGCTGAGTCAAGGGAGCACGCATCTAAGATGTTTGAAGATAACATGAAGCATTCAAACTTGATAGAGGAACGTATAATCAAAAAGATTGACGTATCAACAGATGAGGTTAAATATCTCATAGGAGAGATTAACAAAGATAAATAATATGAGTGATGTAAAGAAAGAGTTCAACAAGTGGTTCGGTGGTTTAGGAGTTAAATACTTCAAGGCTCACGAGTTCACAAACTACTTTGAAAGGAATCTTAATACATTCCCACCTAAGTCTAAATGGGATAATATCATCCCAACTATTAAGTTGGTTGATCGTCTACGTGCTGACCTTGGAGTGCCTATTAGGGTTACATCATCATATCGTTCAGCTAAGTATAACAAGAATTGTGGTGGTGCTACCAAGAGTCTACACAAGGAGTTCAAAGCAATCGACCTACAGGTGGATGGGTTCTCCCCTTCCTATGTCTATGCACGCTTAATGAAGTATCGTAATGCAGGTGAATTTGAAGGTGGTCTAGGTAAGTATAGTACGTTCGTTCATGTAGATACAAGGGGTGAGAATGCAGACTGGTAATACATATATCTCCCCCGATGAGGAGGCAGTAAAGACTCTAGCTGGGCAATACAAGCAGCTAGAGACATATAGAACTGTCTACACTCAGCGTGCAGAAGCAGCAGCACAGATCACTATTCCACATCTATTCCCCGAAACAGGTGCTAACTATGCCACTGAGTTTGATACCCCCTATCAATCTATCGGTGCTAATGGTGTTAATGGTCTTAGCGCGAAATTACTTTTAGCCTTACTACCCCCGAATGCCCCATTCTTTAGATTACTAATCAATGAGGTTGAAGCCACAAAGGAAGGTGTAGATGCCGCAACTAGAGAAGAACTCGACAAAGCCCTAGCTAACCTAGAGCGTGAAGTTCTTAAAGAAATTGAGGTTATGGGATTCCGTAACACTCTCTATGCAGCACTACGCCAACTTGTGTTAAGTGGTAATGTTCTAATCCATATCAACGAAGAGAACGCACGAGTGTTTACCTTACGTGATTATGTGGTTGAACGTGACGCACGTGGCAATGTTTTGCGTATCATCACTTGCGAGGCTTTAGATATAGCAGTAGTGAGTGATGAAGTACGCCAGACTGCGCTTCAGAAAGATCAATACTGTAAAGAGGTTAAGATTTACACTATTACCAAACTAGAAGGTAAGAAGTGGATAACATACCAGGAGGTAAATGATGCTGAAGTTGATGGAAGTCGTGGTTCTTATAAGAAAAAAGAACTCCCTTACATGGCGTTACGGTGGGCTAAGATGGATGGCGAGCATTATGGTAGAGGCTACATTGAAGAATATATTGGTGATCTTAACTCTGCTGAAGGACTTAGCAAAGCGATCCTAGAGGGTGCTACAGCAGCAGCTCGTGTTATCTTCTTAGTTAATCCTAATAGCCAAACAAACATCCGTGACTTAGCTGAAGTATCCAATGGTGGATTTGCTAGTGGTAACGCTGAAGCTGTTCAAGCCCTACAGGTGGGTAAGCAAGCTGACATGAGTGTAGCTATGCAGGTTCTCAACAGTCTTAAAGAACGTCTATCCCAAGCTTTCCTAGCTGGTGCAAGTAACGTGCGTCAAGCAGAACGTGTTACAGCAGCAGAGATTAGAATGATCACACAAGAGTTGGAGTCTACCCTAGGTGGTCTTTACTCTATCTTAGCAACTGAACTACAGCTCCCATTGGTATCAGTGATGCTGGCAAGGATGCGTAAGGATGGTAAGATTGGTGATCTACCACAAGAGTTAGTACAGCCAGCAATCGTGACAGGTGTGGATGCACTTGGTCGTGGTAATGATGTACAGAAGCTAGACGAACTGCTTGCAGGGTCATTACAGATGTTTGGTGAACAAGCATTGAGTATGGTTCATGTAGGAGAATATCTTTCACGTAAGGCTAGTGCTCTAGGTATCCAAACTGAAGGTCTTATTAAGACTGATGAAGAGGCTGCTGAAGAACAAAACCAAGCGATGATGCAACAAACCGCACAAAGCGTAGCACCACAAGTCGTGAGTGGTATAGCCCAGAATGCACAACAATAATAATAAATGAGTACACACGTAGAACATAGCATTGAAACAGATCCAACAGTAATCCCTACAATGGAGGAGAAGGGCGCTGAGATGGACAAGGCAGCAGAAGAGACAACAGTAGTCCCAGATTCAACTGAGACAGCTTCAGCGTCATCTGAGCGTCCAGAATACCTACCAGAGAAGTTTGATTCACCCGAAGATCTTGCCAAGGCTTATAAAGAGTTGGAAGCAAAGCTAGGTGGTGAGAAAGAACCAGAGCGTGAGGATGGTCTAGGACTAGAATCTAAAGATAAGGAGTCAACTGAAGAGTCCACACCAGATGCAACAACTCAGCAGGAAGCTATCAATGTAGCTGCTGAACAATTCTTTGCAGATGGTGAACTTAATGAAGCTTCATATAAGTCACTTGCAGATCAAGGTATATCTAAGGAGTTAGCAGATCAGTTTGCACAAGGTCAAGAGGCAATGAAACAACTCAATGCAGTCAACCAAGAACAAGCAACCAAGCAGGTATATGACTCTGTTGGTGGTGAAGCTGAGTACAAAGCTATGGCAGACTGGGCGCGTACAGCACTACCTAAATCAGAGCAAGAAGCTTATACCAAGTTAGTCAACTCAGATGATGTTGATACAATTAAGTTGGCAGTGAGTGGATTGCATAGTAAGTATGTAAGTGAGAATGGTTCAGCACCGAAGACACAAGTTAATGGAATGCAAGCTACATCTGGAGTTACACCTTTCGCTAACAAGCTAGAAATGCAAGCTGCTATGGCAGATAAGCAATACAAAGCTAACCCAGCCTTCCGTAAGCAAGTTATAGATAAGCTTGCAGTATCAAACTTCTAATAACAACTTTCACCAATATAGGATAATAACAAAGCTCGTTTAACGGATGCCCAGTGTTCTGGATACCATCGACAGTCAATGACAAGACAAGTGATTAGAGATGAGGTAAAACCAAACCCAAACTAATAATTATATTATGCCAACTACAAATGTATCCCGACAGGGACAGGTAAACGGAGCAGGTGACGCACGCGCACTATTCCTCAAAATATTTAGTGGTGAGACTTTCACTACTTTTAACCTTCAATCAGTGATGCGTCAGCGTCATATGGTTCGTACCATTACTAATGGTAAGTCAGCCCAGTTCCCTGTAACTGGTATCGCTACAGCTAATTACCACACAATCGGTCAGAACATTCTCGACCCTGCGAATGGTAATCTTAACAACATCAAGCACAACGAGCGTGTAATCGCTATTGATGATAAGCTCATGTCTAATGTTCTTATCTCTGACGTTGATGATGCTATCAACCACTATGACGTAGCCTCAGTCTACTCCACAGAGATTGGTAACGCATTGGCTAACCAGTTTGATGGAGCTTGTATTAAGGTTGTAGCAGCCGCAGCACGCGCTGAGTCTACTATTGATCGTGATGGCTACCGCACATTCGGTGGTACTCGTATCTACTCCAACACAGCAGGTGGAGCAGAAGGTGCTGATGATGTGAACATGGACTTCGGTGCTACGTTCGCAACTGGTACACAGATTGCTGATGCACTTCACAAAGCTAAGGTAGTCTTCGATAAGAAGAACATCCCAAGCGAAGGTCGCACAGCACTTTTCCCACCAGAAGAGTATGGTCAGCTTGTAAGTGAGTTTGACGATGTAACTAAAGCCAAGATCCTCAATGGTGACATTGGTGGTGAAGGTTCTTATGCAGCAGGTACACTTGGTCGTATCGCTGGATTTGAGATTGTTATGTCCAACAATATGCCGAATGGTCAAAATCTGTCAGCAGTAACAACTGGTGATGGTTCAGCTAAGAACGATGTGTTTGGTGCTGAAGGTTCTGGTTACAATGGTGACTTCACTGGAACACGTGGACTATGTTTCCACTCATCTGCAATCGGTACAGTTATCCTTCGTGATATGTCTACCGAGATGGACTGGAAGAGTGAGTACCAAGCTGATCTCTTGATCGCTAAGTACCTCCTTGGACACGGCATCCTTCGCCCAGAGTGCGCTATCGAACTCTCTGACGGCAACAAGGCTTAGTCTTAACCCCCTAGGGTAGTGCTGCATAATGTGGCACTACCCTTTCTTTAAATTATGCCAAACGGATTCACAACAGAACTAGCAGCAGTAAACATCATCCTTCAGATGTTGGATGAGGAGCCTATTAACTCACTTGGCGGTGAACAACCATTAGAGGTGACACAAGCACAGAACTCACTAGAAGAAGTTAGTCGTGAGATCCAAAGTCAAGGCTGGCATTTTAATACTGAATACAAGTACCCACTAACTCCTAATGCTGATGGTGAGATCATTCTCCCACAGTCCACATTAGAGTGTGATATTGACCACCTATTTAACAGCAGTGCAGGGCTTACAGATTACATCCAGCGTGGTGTGAGGCTGTATGACCGTGAGAACAGAACCTATAACATCGGTAAAGAGTTGAATGCTACGATGGTAAACTTCCTACCTTGGGATGATCTACCAGAACCATTCAGACGTTGGATCTTTGTTAAGGCAGGTAGAACGCTATACAACAGAGCTATTGGTGACAGTGCTACAGACCAGAAGTTAGCAAGGGAAGAGGTACAAGCCAAAGCCACAGCAGAGAACTTCAACGCACGCACAGCAGACAAGACAATCTTCGACAACGATGTAGGGTACAATATACTCAACAGACGCATGAGACGTAGAAGCCGTAACAGCCAATTTGGATAATGCCACTAATTAACACAACAATACCAAACCTCATAGGGGGAATCTCACAGCAACCAGATAGACTTAAGTTCCCTGGACAATGTAAGGATTCCCTCAACTGCTATGGCACAGTGAAGGATGGTTTGAAGAAACGTCCATATGCTCGTTATGTGGCTAACCTAGGAATAGAAGACTATGGCGAACACGCATTCACTTTCTTCATTAACAGAACTCCTACAGAACGCTATGTGGCGTTGTACGATAATGTTAATGGGTTCAACGTGTACAATCTGCTTACAGGTGTTAAAAGTGTTATTTCTGGTAGTGCTGCATACCTAGACACTGGCAGCTTAGATGAGGATACTACACTCAAAGCACTAACTGTAGCTGACTACACGTTCATTACTAATAGATCTACTACAGTAAACCTTGGATCTACCACATCAAGCTTACTTCCAAATGAAGCTGTAGTGTTTGTTAAGCAAGGTGACTTTGGCAAGGCCTACACGGTTACACTTGATGGTATTAGTTTCACGCACACAACTGGTGATAACACTGTAGCGTCAAATGCTGACACATCACTTATAGCTTCAGCAATATCATCATTGATAGCAGCTAACCCAGCATATAATTCTGGTGTAGATGGTAATATAATTAAAATTGTTCGTGTTGACTCAAATGATTTCACTATATCAACTGAGGATGGTCTAGGTGGGAGGGGGATACAAGCTGTCTATAAATCTATTGATGATATAACAGACCTACCTACACGTTGTTACAACTTATTTAAGGTTGCTATCACTGGTGATAGTAGCACAGGTGATGATGACTACTGGGTTGAGTTCAGAGCTAATGATGCAGGTATTGGTGTAGGTGTTTATGCTGAAGGATCATGGGTCGAGAGTATAGCCCCAGGTCTTGTTATTGATTACAATGATAACACCATGCCTATCACATTGATCAACACTGGAGTTGATACGTTCACGTTAGATACTTTTGACTGGGTTGATCGTGGTGCAGGTGATAACTTAACTAACCCACCACCAAGCTTCATTGGTAAGCAGATAAATGACGTGTTCTTCTTTAAGAATCGTCTAGGGTTTATCTCAGATGAGAATGTAATCTTCAGTGAGAGTGGTAACTTTGGTAACTTCTGGAGGAATACAGTACAGCAGTTACTTGATAGCACCCCTATTGACGTAGCTGTGAGCCATACAAGCGTAGCTATCTTGCGTCATGCAGTAGTTACTAAGTCTAGGCTTATCCTCTTCTCAGACCGCACACAGTTCTCTCTAAAGGGTGACGATCTACTTACTAACGCAACTGTAAGTATCACACCTGTAACAAGCTTTGATAACGATCTAAACGTAGAACCCCAGACAGTTGGTAGCTATACTTACTTTGGGTTCCAGCGTGGTCAATACACTGGTGTACGTGAATACTACCTAGATAACTTAGTTAATGACTTCGATCAGAATGAGATAACTAGCCATGTAACTAACCTTATACCGCAAGATGTTAAGACTATAACTGGTACTACAAGTGAGGATCAGATTGCATTCTTTAACAGAGGTAAAAGCGAGTTCTTCCTGTACTCCTTCTACTGGTCAGCTAAAGAGAAGGCTATGTCATCATGGAGTAGGCATGAAGTACAAGGGGATATGATTGTATCCGCTGAGTTTGTTGACAGTAACCTCTACATGATTGTTAAGGAAGAAGGTTATCTTAATCTTATGTATATGCCTTTCGAACAAGGACTTAGCGATGGTGTAATCTTTGAGAGTGGTACTGAGGCTGGTGGTGTATCTATATCAATCAGTGGATTAACACAGGTTACATACAATGGTATTTACAGTGATCAAGGTGATGAGTATAACGGATCAGCACAATACAATGGCACTAACGCAGTGATTAGAAGATCATCTGCTAGTTCATTATACTGGCAGATATACGATGAGGATAACACTACAGTTATCGCATCCTCAATCAATGAGGCATCAAACCCTTGGGAAATAACTTACTGGATGGAACAATAATATGGCAAGCGCACAAGTATTAACTAATGGATTCGTTTTGATTACAGTACCAATAAGCTCATCCTCTGGGAGAGATCACGTTACTAGAGGCGTGGGCACTCTTGACTTGAATATGAACTTTCAATTCTATGCTGGTGGATTAGATCCAGACGCATCTACAGATGTTGAGTTAATATCCATAAATAGCATCAATGGGGTTAGAAATGTAGATACAGATACCTTATCTGATTATTTTATACCAATCAATCAGATATGGAACACAACAACTAATCCACAAGGAGACTTAGATCTTGTAGCTTTTAGAGATAATTCATCTGTTCAATTATGGAATCCATTCTTAGGCACACCAACAAGAGACATTGGAGATCCAGTTGGTTCATATGAATTATCTAGGTTTAAGACTCCTTACATAGGGTTTTCAGATGGAGATTACTGGGTTGAGAAAATTAAGAACAATTCAAATATAGGTCAAACAACTATAGTAGATAAATCCTCAGTACCAACTAACGCTATGTGCGCTATCTATGATAGTGAGTTAGTGTTTGAGGTTAGGCAAGGTGCTACAGTGAAAAGCACAACAAACGTTCTACTCGTCACAACCATATGTACTGATTTGGATACATTTGAGCCTGATAGTGCATTTGGAGTAACTGTAGATTTAACTGTAAATCTTAATGGTATAAATCAAACTGTATCCCCATCGTTATTAGGAGCGCAGATTCAAAAAGCTATCATCCCATACAACAAGACCACTGAGCGTGAGGTTGTGCACCTAGACTATAGAATTAAATCAACAGACTAATGAGTATTATCCAAGTAGACATTAACACAATCATTGTACCGTTCGTTTCAAGCGATGAGGATAGCTTTAGGATCGTTAGTGCTGGTGGTTCCAACTTCCCTATCACTAGCGTAACCAACAACGGTGACGGTACTACTACGCTCGTTTCTAGCGTTGATATAGCTGGTACTTACTTTGTAGGTTTGGAGTATGAGATGAGGTATAACTTAGGTAACATTGTCATCAAGCCTGGCAATGGTGATGGTAAGACACGTAGTATTAACAGGGCTACCAAGGATACCTTAGCTACTATGACCTTTGCTTATACAGATGCTTCAGTATTCAACGTGGAGATCTCAGCACCTAAGCGTGATGTGAGACTGGCTAAGTTTGTATCAGATCAGATTGGATATAGTAACGTAGGTGAGACTGACTTGCGTGATGGTGAGTTTAGGTTCCACGTTAAAGGTAAGACTAGAGACACAAACATTACAGTAAGTGACAACTCTGTATTCCCCTTGCAACTTCAGCACATTGAGATAGAACGTAATGTAACAAGCAGATCAAAGAGATGATAGGAGACTATGGCACATTCCATGTAGCGTACACACAGAAGGTAGATATAGCATACATATCTACTAGACTAAGATCGCAAGACATGGAGGAAGTGCCTAGTGGTGTAACAGCTTACGATGCTTTAGATGTAGGTAGAATGCTTGGTTCATCTTACACGCTGTTTTATAATGATCTGCCTATCATGATATTTGGAAGTGTTCCCGATGATGGGTTCGCTAATATATGGATGGTAGGTACTCCAGATATATCTAAGATCCGCAGGGAGTTATTGACTTACGGAAAGAAATTTGCGATGAATCTTATAGGAGAGCAACCATACGGTTCTAATTATGTGTGGACTGGTAACCATCAATCCTTAAGATGGTTAAAGTTTATTGGTGCAGAGTTCGGAGATACAATTATTATAGACAACAAAGAGTTCAAGCCATTCAAATTATTTAAACAATGTGTACCCCATTAACAGCTCTATCAGCAGCAAGCTCAATATCTGGATACTTAGGACAAAAGAGTGCAGCTAAACAGCAAGAGCAAGCACAAGCCAGAGCATCCATATCAGAGCGTCAACGTGTTGGTGCTGAGAGTTCCAACATTCGTCTTAGGCAAGGTCAACAGCGTGTAGCATTAGCTAACGAGATGGAGGAAGGTGCGAGGCGTGCTAACGTGGCTAGAGCTACAGCAGCAGTATCAGCAGGTGAGAGTGGTGTAGGAGGCAGAGCGGCAGAGTTGCTTAACCAAGACATTAACGTACAAGCAGCTAGATACAACCACCAGTTGCAGAACCAGCGTAGTGAGAATGACTTTGCGGCAGATCTACAGAATGAGAATGCAATCATTAGGTCACAACAGAACCAGATTAGAATTAACCAGCCAATCCAGAAGCCTAATCCATTGGCATTGATTGGTAGTTTAGTTGGTGGCATTGCACAAGCGCAGACCTTTGAGACTAACTACGAGACGAAGACAGGTAACAAGATGGGATTTGGTAACTTGTTTGGTCTTAACATTGGTGGATCTGGTGAATCGGATGTAGCACCATCACAATCATCCCAGCCACTACCACAGATCTCACAGACATTTAACTCTGCACCAGTTCAAGAGTCATCTAGGGTTTATTCTGACATAGGATTACCACAAGAATCATCACCAGCAACAGGATTATTACTCCCACCAATTTCATAACATGGATGAAAAAGTAGAAGAGAACAAGAGAGTTAAGGTATCTGACCGTAGCGTTGGATCTACTGAGCTATTCAAGAATAAGAACCTTAGCCCTACAGTTGGTGCAGGTGGACAGTATCAAGTACAGGTTGAACAACCACAGCAGTCTGCATTCAGTAGGTTAGCTGAAGGGTTGTCTACTATGAACACTGCCTTGCAAGCTGTAGGTGAGAGTGATATTGCTGCTAGTGACCAAGCTATCCAGAAGGCTAGTGAGATGACATTGGAGCAAGCACAAGCTGCTGCTGTAGAGTTGAAGGATGCAGAGGATGGTATGTATAAGTCTGGTGGGTTTGTTGATAGGCTTACACGTAGAGGTGAGGTATCAAACACTGAGAACTTCCTTAACTTCCCACGCGCTCAACGTGCATTAGGTCACAAGCTTGGTGCTGAAGGTTACACTAAGAGGGCTACGATGGAACTGAAGGCAGCGCAAGAAGCATTCAAGACACAAGGTACAGAGTATGATGCTGCTGCTATTATGGAAGGTATCCGTAATGACATGGGTGAAGAGTTCGGTATGGATGACTCATTCTCTACTAAGCAGGGATTCGATAATGCAGTAGGAAAGTTTACAGCAGAACAGATTTCAAGGGACTTCGACCAGAAGAACAAGGTATCTAGGGTTCACAACATCACTAGAGCATCTGATGAAATGTCAGCTATCTTCGCTGGTCATGCTACATCATCCGATGAGCAACTATCAACACGTCTATCTGAGATGGCTGGACGCTACAACAACCTCACAGTAGGCGATAGTGCAGCAGCTATGAGGATGGCTCTGAGTACACTTGCTGACAGAGATCCACTAGGGGCGCAGAGAGCAATCAATATGCAACGTGATGGTGTACTTAGAGATATTAACATGGGTGGTGTTCCGATAAGTAGCGCAGCATTTGAAGCTACACGCGATGCTATTGAGAGTGAACTTGAATCTATTGAAAGAAAGGCTGAGAGGAAATCTGAAGTTAGTGATGCTAAGGTAACTAAGAGTGCTATAGGAGCGAAACAGGGTGTCGGTAATTTAGACTTTGAAGAAGGTGGTCACACTTTACTAGATTTAGGTTTAGATCCAGAATCTATAAGTGCTGAAGAAGCCGCTGTGGTGTACACATCTGCTGAAGATATGCAAGATGGAGTAGATAGAGCTTTATTGAATGGTGCAACACTAGGAAAGAAGGGTGTCATTCGGGCTGCTATATCTGGGTTTGACTCAAATAAGGATAACCGAGACAACAATAAAGCTATTCAGCAAGCAAACAACACATCTAGGCATGAGCAAGAATCTTCTGTAATCACTAAAATAGAGACTGATGATATTAGAGCGGAGATGGTTGCGTTACGAGATTCGAAAGTCCCAACTAAAGGTATTAGATCTATCCACAATAAAGGTTATGAGGAGAGGAAACACGTAGGTAGAACAGGTAAACTACTTGATGGAACTCCAGTAATTATTGATGACATTCCATATCTTTTGGCTGGAGATCCAGCCCAGCAAGCATGGAACACTACCCATGCTAAGAATAGTGTTGCACAGCAGGATGATCTGATAACTAAATTGAAAGCGGAACAAGATGTTAAATCCGAGAAGTTACTAGCTGAAGCAAACAATAACGCTACAGGATCAAGTGTCCAAGATAAAGTTAGAGCTTCATATGATTCTCTAGTTCCTAGGGATTTCATAAATAAACAAATAGATGACAATTACACCCACAGCCTAGCCAGATCTGAGTCTAATACTGAGGAAGATTTCGTTAGTGATAGACAGATGAGGCATCCTATTAACCGCAGTAAAGGCATTGCCTATATAGACTCAATCAATAAAGCTAAGAGAAATAGGGCGCATGTAAAGATTCCTGGATTAGCTGGTGCATTTATAACTGACGCTGTAGATTTTGCATCCCCATTAGATATAGATAAACTAGATAATCTTGCTGTATTAGCAATGGAGAAAATAGGTATGACTATGGATGAGCTTAGAACTTTAGGTCGAGGATCTATGGTTATAGGTGTCAAGTCACCAGTTGTTGTTACTGAGGAGGTTCTAAGTAAGATTCCTATTAGGGGAGCTTCTGAAGTTGAGTTAAAAGAAGCTGTTACTATAATCAATGATGAGTTTAATAGTAATGTAACAATCCAGCAGTTAAAGAAAGCTATAGAGATTGATCTACAGATAACACAAATTAAAACAAAAGTTAAATAATGGCTGAAGAAATTATAGATCCTTTCGCGGGAATCACTGACACTGGCACTGAGAGTGTCGTACAAGATCAAGGCTTACAGACACCAGAGCAAGTAGTTGAGTCTGATGTAACCAATGCAGCACCAGAACAAAAGAAGACTGACGAGGACTTAGGAATAGGTGACTACGTGATGGACTTCGGGTTAGGTGTTGGTCGAGGTGCGTTAGGATTCGGTCAATCAATCATTGATCTAGTAGACACAGTGGCACTAGACGCTATCCCAGATGTGGATATTCGTGAGCTTGCTGGTGTTGATCGTGAGGCTAAGACATGGGCTGGTACGTTAGCGCAGGGTGTTACACAGTTCACGTTAGGATTCATTCCAGGTGGTGCAGCAATCAAAGGACTAGCAACAGCAAACAAGTTCAGTAAGTTTGGTAAGATTCTCACAACAGTTAAGGCTGGTAGTAAGGTTAAGCTTAATGGCAAAGGTCTATGGGCTGCTGGTGCTATGTCTGACTTCATCTCCTTTGAAGGACAAGAGGAAAGACTATCCAACTTCATCCAAGAGTTCCCACAATTACAGAACCCAGTAAGTGAATACCTTGCAGCAGATCCAGAAGACGGAGAGATTGAAGGTAGATTTAAGAACGTGATTGAAGGTATGTTCATGGAGTTTGGTGTATCAGTACCACTCATTAAAGCATTCCAGAAGTCCGTGTCTGCCATCAAGAAAGGTAGACTGGAAGTTCCTGCTGATAGTGTTGAAAGCTCCATTGATAGCACAGCTAAGGCTATTGAGATGGATGTAGATGAAGCTGAGTTACTAACTAAGACTGAGTTGGAACTATCCACAGCTAAGACAGCAGACGAGCTAGAGGTTAAACCTGTAACTGAAGCAGAAGCTAAAGCGGCAGAAGCTAAAGTTAAAGAGGAGCCAGAGCCAGAAATAACACCAGAAGAAAGCCAAGCAGTAAGGGATGTTCTTGAGGATTACATGGGGGATAAGAAGGTAACTCTTATGCCTAATGTTGATGAGATTAAAATTCCTAAGATTGGATCTGGTGGTCGTGTTCCTAGAGTTAAGATGAATACATCTGGTGATCTTGATAGAACTATTAAGGCTACTCATGTCATGATTAAGGAGACTGCGGAGAAAGCTGGTAAAGTTTCCCATAAAGACCAAGTTGATGACGCTGCACAACTGTTAAGAAATATGGGTCACGGAACTGAGGCTGATGACTTTGTTACAGCGGCATCACTACTCAAGGAAGGTGACGCATCGTTATCTGTTCTCCGTGACATCACTACTACCAACTTAGCTATTAGGATACATCAACAGAGTCTTAGTGCTCCAATGGTGGATTCACTTGAGGGTGTTCTTAAATCAACTGACCTATCATCAGATGATACATTGAAGTCATACGCTAAGTTTAAAGAGTTGTTACAAACATATACTAACCTTGCAGGTAAGAGTAGTGAGATTAACTCTCAGTTTGGTAGATCACTAGCATCTGCTAAGATTAACCTCACTAACCCTAAAGCTAAGATCAACGTAGACGTAGACACAGCAACCAAGGATGAGCTTATTAAGTTCGTTCAAGATGGTGATGTGACTCTGAATCCAGAGGATATGAATACTCTTGCAACTATCTTCAAGCACAAAGAAGAAGATCTAATCCTACGTCCAGAGTTGCTTGATGAACTACTATCTACAGCAGTTAATAAGAAGAAGCTTGGTGATGGTATCTATACCTACTGGGTTAATAGTATTCTAAGTGGTCCGAAAACCACAGCAGTAAACCTTAGTTCTGGTTTCCTTAACTCCACGCTAAGTGCCATGTTCATTGGTGGTGGTGGATTGTTGGGTGGTAATCCACAAATGAGCAAAGCTTTACTAGGGTTCGGCTTTAAGAACCTCAACCTTCTCAGATCATTGAGTATGCTGAAAGAGGGATTAAAGACTGGTGTATCTCCATTTGAGGGTATCAACGCTAGATCATCTGTCACTGATGGGTTGCAGAACATCACTAAAGATAACGCGACTGGATGGTTGTGGGAGAATGTAGTTAAATTCCCTACTAAGTTACTATCATCTACGGATGCAGTGATGAAGGAAGCTAACTTTAGAATAGCATCACAGACACGCATTGCTTATGAGGCTATGAACAGTGGTGTTACTGATCCAATTCAGATTAGTAAGATGGTTGAGGAACGTATGGGTAAAGTTCTCACAGAAGGTGGTGCAGTTAATAATGCTTACAACGTCCGTAAGGAGAGCATCAAGCGTATGAAGTCCACAGGTGAGTGGGATAACATGACTCAATCACAACGCGCTAGTGTAGCTAAAGCTGATGAAGATGCAGCCAGACTTAGACTAGGTGATGATAGTGCATTGCAACAACATGGTTTAAACTATGCCGATGCTACCACATTCACTAATGAGCTAACTGGCAAATCGAAAGACTTAGCTTCTGGACTACGCAAGATACCTGGCTCGCGTTGGGTAGTTCCATTCCTAACCACACC